AAGAAAGGTGCTATTGCAGGTCTGGCAGCAGTATTTCTAGGCGATGCAATAGAAAAAGCTTTAAGTTCATTTGGGTTTAACCTTACTGATGAACAACAGTCTAATGTTAATAAAAAAGCAACCAGTGCGCTATACGCATATATGATTGCTTCCTTCGCAACTAAGAATCCTTATGTAAAAGTATTAGCTGCTGTTGGAGGAGCTTTTGGAGAAGAAATTACTGGATGGCTATCGAGAACATTTGGATGGGATAAAAATAGCGGTAAAGTTAATCTACCTGGTGTAGGAGAATTAGATACACTTGACCCTAACGTACAAACAGCAATAGGGTCTGTTACTGCAGCTCTTTCTGGCCTAGTGCTATATGCAGCAAATAAGCTTAGACGATATATTAAATCTCAGCGATCAGCAATAGATAGTGCACTACCCAAAACTGAACCTAAGTTTCAAGGTCCAAGCCCTCAACAAGGCCTTGAAGATGCAACTAAAAGGCCCACTTTAGGGGGAGCTCAAAGAGCTGATACTCCAGCAGGAAACTTGCCTAAAGAAAAATATAAGAGTTTAGTAGCGAGTAGAATCCCCACCCAAGCTCTAATAGATAATGCAGCAGATGCTGTTAAAAAGTCTAGTAATATAATAGACTTTGAACAAGCCAAAAAACAATTTACAGGTGACCCAAGAGTAGCAAATGATAATATTGCGCCAAAACCTCAAAGAGCACCTCTGGTAGCTACCAGAACTGCTGTAACTGATATGGTAGATGGTATTAGGACGGCGTTTGATAGAGACGCTGCATCTACTGTACAGAAAGTAATAGACGCAGCTGAACCAATAGGAAAGTTCGCTTCTAAAGCTCTTATACCGCTAGAAGCATTTTTCATTGCGCGTGATGTGGCTCTTGATAAAGAGATGTTAGAGGCTAGTGGAGTAGTAAAAACTACTATGAATAGGATAGCGCGTGAGCCTGCTAATATAGTCGACTTTTTTGCTAATACTCTTATGGATGCAAATAAAGAATTATTACTTGATCCTCTCAATGAGATATCTAAATTAATTACAGGTCAAGAAATATTTACTAATCATGCCAGGTTAAATTTAAACCAAATGCAAAGAGATCAGCAAATGGCTATTATTGAAGCAGAAAATGCTTACACCGATAGTCTTTTGTCCAATACTGGAGGTCGCAATAATGCTAGACTGACAGCAGCCGGGCCATCAGAAGCTACAGACACTCTTACATCATATGAGCCTGGTCAACAAAGAAGAGGCGCTAGCGCACCTGTCATAATTAACGAAGGTGACAATATTACTAACAATAATGTTTCTGGAGGAGGATCACCGAGACCAGCTCCTAGAAGTGCAATAAACGCTACTGCAACAACTAAGATGCTGGTTAGTGGTGGAAGAAGAGGTTATAACCGTTAAGGTTAATTTAGTCTTCAGCTGCTAGTTTAGCAAAATACGACATTGTGTCATCATCATCCATAGATGAACTTTCTGCCGTAGCTGCAGGCGCCGGCGGTGCTGACGGCATTGCAGGTTCAGGAGCGGCTGTTACCGGAGAACTGTAAGACTCTGTAGTATCTAATGATACCTGCTCGCGAACAGTTCGTGGTACAGACTCTCCAAGGACTAGAGCAAGACGTGACTTAAGTTCGTCATATGTCTTATAGCTTTTTGGATCAGTCCATTCAGTCATTTCATGTTGTTTTTCATAAATGGTTTCTTTTTTCTCATCGTCTCCGGCAAGTAATTCCGAAGCTGACTTAAACGAAGAAGCATCATAGTTTGGATAACCTTCGACCTTACGAATCTTAAGCGTAAAGTCTGCACCTTCCCACATATCAAATGGATTAACCGGAGCTTCATCAGGAAACTGAGGCTGCATGCTATCCATAATCTTGTCAAAGATTTTCTTGCCAAAGCGATAAAGTTTAACTTGACCTTCGTTCTCTGGATTTGCAGGATCTGAAATAACTAGTACGTTTGCAATATAACGAAGATTACGCTTGCGCTCACGTACAGTACGTTTGGCTTCATCAGAGCCATCTTCATTCCATAGCTTACTATTACTCTCAGCCAATGGATCATTTTGGCCAATAGATGTAAGAGACTTCTCTACATACCATTGACCTGTTGGGCCTTTGAAGAAGTGATCCCAGTACCGAACCCATGGTGTTGGGGCTTCTGCGTCTCCTGGTAGGAAACGGATTACAGCGTAACCATTGCCGGCCTTATCTCGTGTTGGTGTCCAGAAGCGTGGATCTTCTGATTGACGTTGAGATTGCTGACCTGTGTTTTCTTGAGCCTGATTAATCAAGCTATTAAGATCAGTACGATTACGTTTTAGTGCTGCAAAACTCATATATATTTTCCTTGTATGTTACAATATGTTTTAATGTTTATAGTATGAACATTATATATCAGTTTACTCAAAAGGTAAACTGTTTTGTCGAGGCAGAAAATTTAAATTCATTGCTTCTGCCTCCAACTTCGTTTTGATGATCGGTGATATAAACTTTTTTACATCTTCCAATTCAACGTTATTATCTTCACACAACCAGATGATTGCGTCCATATAAGATGATCTATGCGACTTAACAGTCTTTTCAATTAACTTTGCGAATTCGCTTTTTGTTAGAAATTTTTCTTTGTCTTGCATAGTCTTCAGCTGCCATTTCGTTTGTATACTCTCCGCCGATATCAGCATAAAATACTCCTGGAGTTCTTTTAGCTGTACCATCCGGATAGTACGCCATTACTGTACAGCTATGTTTAATTTTACTTTGCTTCTCGGCACCATACCGAAAATCACGATATACACCATCAGTCAGATAGCGCTGAAGATTAAATACGTATGTTTCAGTATCATAATACTGTTTACGCATCGCAGAATCTTTACTATCTTTTTGATGTTTTAAGGCTTTCAACATTTCTTTCTGCTGCTTAAGCCAGTCTTTTACTTTCTTTGGAGAAAGCAAATGTTCATCAGGCAAGTTACGAACCGACTCGTCAATTGACATATGCTTAGCCGGTCCTCTAGCTTCTCTTGCCTTTGCCATACGTTCAACTAATGCGGCTTTTTGTTCAGGTGTTAATACTCGTTTTTTACGTGGTTTTTTAACAGGCTTTACACTGGATGTTTTTGCCAGTTCTTCACGAATCTGATTGAGTTTAGACTTACGAGCCATGATGATCTCCATTCATAATATAATACTATTCTATCACAGTTTTGCTGTAATGTACATAAAAACTTTTTATTAGAAATCAATCAGTTATAATTTTTTTTCGTCATACTCATATAGTTCATATTCACCATCAACTAATTTAGCTCTTACAAACCGCTTTTTGATTAGTGCTACAATTGTAGCTTCAATAACTTCTTCTGTTTCATGACGCGACATGTCGCGACCAAATAAAAAACCGACTATAGCTACACCGCCAAGAAGAAGCCACTGAATAATAGAAAGTGTAGTAAACATATGGTTTCCTTATTTATGAATGACTATTTATACTATGTAAAAGAGATGACATTCGCAACGCGAAAAGAACGAAAACCGCCCTTTAACGTATCAAATGCTACAATTGTTTCTTCATTAATATCACGAACCTTTTTTTGCGTAATAGGTTCATTCTTCTTAGCGTCAGGCAGAACATCTTCAATTAGCGTGCACATCATATCACGCTCTTCACCATTTACTTTCTTAAAGATAACACGACATACGCGTTTCTGCAATTCACTAATCATATATTCACGAGAGCTTGAGTCAATCATTTATAGGGGTCCTTTACTTTATAAGATGGATCAATATTCGGGTTCTGGTTCTTTTTTAATTCTTTCACACCAAGAGTGTGCATAAAAGTAGGATCAGCCATTAGTATATCAATGACCTTTTCCCAATCTTGAATTTTACCTTCTAGATATTGCACACGCCGATCGAGATGTGCAACCTGATAGTCTGACATATTATCTCCTCATTGATGCAGCATCTATTGCTGCTTGTTTGTTATCTTTACGAACTGGCATTAGATTTGATTTGTGTGTAACTACAATACCAGCGATTTCATCACCTGTATAGCGACTACGTTCTTTTGCAAGACCATTGCCTGCTATACGATCACTCGTCATACGAGGACCACAATTATAGTCAGGTAAGTCAGGCCTATAACTTGACTTACCTGAAACAAGTTTATCTAGAAACTTTTGATGTTCGGCTTCCGCCTTTAATAATTTATTTGATTTTCGTTTCGCCTTTTGGCGTTTCCCTACACCATGGACTTGAACTCCTCTAATCATATGCATAGACATTATGCTGCCTCCTTATAATGCTGATCGAATGTGCCATAGATACGTAACTTAACATTACGAATATGGTTACATGGTTTACGTGGTGCTTTTTTACAAGAACAACTAAAACCCTCAGGATGCATGGTGACAGTACCTTTGGCATAAATCCATTCAGTACCGACCATCCAATGGTCCTGAGTATCAATGAGACTAGTACTAAAAATCAATCTGTGTACCTCCTATCAACTGCAGACGCATCCCATACATACTTGTGCATTCTAGGATCACCTACTATAACAACATCACTATCACCAACTTCACTATAGACACGAGCGTCCATATATTTGTGATAGTAGGCAGGACCACCGAAGACCCTGCGGGCTGCCTCATAACGAGCCTCGCTCATACCAACATAGTGTACAGTTCTCATAATAAACTCCTTTCCTCATACGCCCCTAGTATATCCAATCACTTCCGCACGGCCTTATTGACGTTGCCGCTCTAGTTTGATTGAAACTAATATCTCCACGTTTTCACGGCACTGATATTTCACAGGCGAATTATTCTCGCGAGATTGTGTTTTCAGGTGGCCTGCCCTCTGCACGGACGTATGAGGAAAAGAGTCTTTAGACTCAATCCCAATCGTTATCGTAACGAGTTGTTTCGAACATTGTTTCTCCATAATATTCTTTGGCATATTTAGATGCATCAGTCCAGTGATACATGTTAGACTCTTTAGGAATGTCAAGATCTTGTTTCTTACGTGAAACAGGTTTGGCACGAGAGATAACTGATGCAGACTGTTTACGGATCTTAGACATTTTTTTCTTACGCTCAGCGATTTCTTTGATGAGAGCAAGGCGATCAGATTGAGTAGTTGCAGTTTTCATAGTATTCTCCATAATTAATAAAACCATTCTACACTATTAAAAACGGTTTGTACACCTTTTTGTTTTGTTTAAAATCAATCACTTATCATTTTTTTTCTAAAATAAATGCACCTTCTGGTGAAGTCCATGCTGACATTAATTTTAGATACATCATATCGGTCAAAGCTATAACCTGAAATCTATCATCCTTTTCGTTCCATTGACGAATATAAACTACATCGTCATAAAGAAAAACCGAAACGTCATCGTATTTTCCCTTATCGTCTAAGATCGTAATGAGTGTTTCGTCCTCATCAAACTCAACTGTATACATTCCACACCACTGCTATATAGTGAGCATCAAGATGATCTCGATACTCAATTGCTTTATAAAGACAATCAAAGATTTTATCGTTAACCTTTATCATCCCCAATCTTTTCTATCTTCTTCGTTATCATAACCATACGTGTAGGCTTCGATCTCGCCGACAGTCATGTTATCTTTTCCAACACGTTCAGATTGATATGTAGAACCAACATAATAATGAGGATCTTCTGGCCGTCCGTAATAGGCATCTGCACTACCACGATCTTGAGGTGAACCGTGATGAGGAAGCTCATCACCTTTTACGATTACATCTAGATCATACATTATGCTGCCTCCTTGCTTTCAATTGACCAGGTTTCGCTGCCATCAAGGCGAGACATTCTAAGCATTGCAAATTTGTTAGAATCATACAAATCCAAGTAGTAACTACGAGCTTGATCATATTTAAATCCTGAGGCATGCTCTTGCAATTCATAACAGCCATTCTTAAAAATAAAGGCTTCAACTTTCCAATACAACATATTATGCATAGTCATACTCCTTATAATCAACAACGGCAGCTAAATCTTTAACTAGCTGTTTACCATATTGAGTAAACAAAATACCTTGTTCCCACACAAAGTGTTCTACATCTTGAATGTGATAAAAGGTTTCAGTACTAGTCATCCACAAAAGAGCGTTGGTACGATTACCAGCACCAAGCTCGATGATGTCTTTAAGGCGAGCTTCGAACTTTTCGATAGCAACTAATTCAGCTTCTTTTTCAGCTTTAGTATTTTCTTCGAGCTTCGCACAAAGCTGATCCCAATGAGCTTGCTTGCGAGTTGGGCCCATCAGGTCCCAGTTATCTTTATCAGCTCCGCGAGGGCGAAAACCATAAACATCTTTATGAAGGTCTGACCAAAGATCATCTGAGTAAGTAAATTCCATTGTGTTTCTCCTTATCATATATACATCCTACACTATTACGAATCGTTTGTACATAAAAAAATGCGGAAAATCAAAACTTTGTTTTCAATGAAATCAACTAGTTAGCATTTTCTCAGAAAACCATTCTGGAACATCACGCTTAGACCATACCATTTTGAACCGATCTTGCTTTGTTTGATAGTATTCTTTATAGGATCTAACAGGATCATCTTTATGAATACACTGTGGTTCATGCTGCATGGCAAGAGCAAATGGAGTATAGAGATTTGACCATGTTGTGCCACTCGGCGGTTTTCGTAATGTTTTTCGAAGCAGAATATCAGTGGCATGCACTTTACCATAGCGATATTTGTACTCATCGCATAAAGCCACAAAGTGTTTGTAATGCCATTCATAGTTAGCATTTGTCTGCATAGTCCATACCGTACACGGGTGCCCGTGGTGTACAGCTTTATATAGGGTATTTTCTAGTGATGATTTAGGATGCACCCAATATTTGACCATGCGCTTGCCTGACTTAGATGGACGTAACTCCATATAACCATCGAGCATTCTGTGCGCTGTGGATAGCATCTGTGCTGATTCTACAATCATTTTGACTACATGCTTGTCGCATTGTAGTACTGCGGCTTCTACGGGG